TTTCTCTGCACGCTTCTTCATGCCGTCCAGGCGCTTCTGCTGATCAGCTTTCTGCTTCTTTTCTCTCTCCGCAGCTTCTTTAGCTTTTTTATCCTCCTCAGCCTTATCATCTTTATGGAAATAGTCCTCAGCCCATTCATAAACCACATCATCAAGAACTGCACAGCTACTACCTTTCGCCTGCTTTCTTGCCTGCTCGTAAATGTATTTGTAGCACTTCTCCCATGTCTTATGGTCTTGGCATACATCCGAAGCAAGACTTTCTGATTCCCTGCACCTTTCAATCAGATGTTTGATTATTGGATCTGCAAATGACTTATCCTTAGCCTTTTTCAATTCCTCCTGCAACTTCGTAACTGCCCCAACAACTCCGATATAAACAGAACTGTTATTTTTCTTTGCTGTTTCAACTTCCTCTGGTGTAGGCGCCGGAATTCCCTTCGCAATTTCTTCAAGGCTTGCTGTTCCCATTGGAATCATTTCATCTGTACCTATATTGTTATCAACCGCCTGCTCAAATGCCTGTTTCTCAATCCCTGCAATGGCTCTTCCAATCTCTGACTTCGGCTCTGTTTCATCCAGGCTTTCCATAGCCTCATATTCTTCTTTTAATCTGTCGTTCTCTATATCAAACAATGTGTTACCGTCAGCGTCATAGAATGCGGTTACTTTCTCTCTCTTTAATATCTTGTAGGTAGTATTCCCTACCTCAACTTCGCTCTTGCTATCTTCCGAAGAATATCCGTTTTCCAGATACTCAAGAACAGCTTTGCTCCATTCGTGTTCGTAATCTTGATTATCTCCTAATGCGTAGTGCATTACATTTCTACCTGTTTCCATAGGCTTCCTCCTTTTTATCGAAATCGAAAAACATATAAAAGTGCTCTTTTTCCACTGTTTTTTCGGTGGTTGCAGTTCCACCAAGACCGCCCATTGACTGGAACAATCTTCTCCATGTCCATATTTGATTTTGAAACATTGGCATATACCAGAGTTCCTGTCCATCTTTTTCATTAGGGAACAGTACATGCCCCGTCAAAGGATTTGTAATCGTATTTGCTATACACACATATCCTGCACATCCCAAAAGTGAAAGCTGTATGTAACACATCATCCCAGTTATTCTGTCTATGTCCTGTGCAACAAAAACCACATGATTTTGAAAATTATGTTTGCATTTCTTCATAGTATTTGCGGCAGCTATCAATGTTGCACCCGCTCCGCAGGCAGGATCGCATATAGATAAATACCCTTGCTTCTCGATATGGCTGTCAACATCCTCGCAGGTTATTTCAGACATCATCTTGCATACACAATACGGTGTGAAAAACTGTCCTTTCCAGTGATTTCCTAGATTTAACTGCATATACATAGCCCCAAGAAAATCCTGTTCTGGATTTCTTTCTAAGGCTTCAACAATGATTGCAAGCATTTTTGCAGGAACTTCCACAGAACCAAGTCTCTCTATGCATTGTGCATATTCTTTTTCTCTGCTCTCATAATGCTCCGGGCTTCTGTCAGCCACATTGCTGATTGAACATGCCATAGCTGCCATCAAGTCGGCCCACACCTGCCAAGAACTTCGTGAATAACAGAGTTTTTGAAATTCGTCTAAAAATTCCTTTTCAGTCCCCTGTATAGCTTCACTATGTTTTGCCACCTAAAATCCTCCTTTTTGCCTCCTCAAACATTCGTTTTCTTTCTTCCAGCTGTTCTTCTGTAAGCTGCACCGGTTCTGGTTTATCTTCACTTTCTATCTTTGGCACTTCTTTCTTTTCTATCGCCGGTACATAATGTTGTTGCAGTAATGCCTTGTTCTGTGCGACGAAATCCGGAAGCGAATTTGTATTTTGTGCCTCCGCAGCTTTTCTCATATATGCCTCTCGGAAGTTCGCCCTTTCCGCAGTTGGATTTTCGCTCTGGCACAGCCTGCTCCATCCCAAATTTTTGACCACCGACAATGTCAGTTCGTCCATTATTGCGAATGCTTCCTGCGGATGATACCATCCGTAATCTGCCATAGCTTTTTGTACCACTCCCCAAGCTTCATCAAAACTCAGGATTTTGGGCTTGCACCTTTCCATACACAGTTTCCTTATTTCAGCTATATTGGGTGGAAAAACATTTGTGCAAATATGCTCCATAACAGCATTTTCAGCAATCTCATACGGAATATCTTTAAGTGTCATATACCAAAAATCCATTGAGGCATTATCTTCGAGTATTTTTGAAGCTGGATATGCGGATTTAATTCCGATTGCCAATGTCGCAAATTGCTGTTTATCCATTCGCCCACTCCCTTGCTCCTTGTGCAAACTGCTCTACCTTTGAGCCGCCGGCTGTCTGATTGTAAGATTGCGTATAACCAGGTGTTCCACCTCTGTTCTGGACCTTTGAAATCCAAGCATTGATAAATCGTTTCATTCCTCCTGCTGTTTTCCGTTTCCTTGGATTAGCATCACACCAGCCTTTCATCGCTCTTAGTTCCTGCATAATGTCAACAGCAGGATATAATTCTGCGAGTTCAAGAACATAACTCTGTGTAATCGGGTATTCTTCACCAGTATTCATCATGATACCTATTACTGGCAGCTCCGCAGCTACTGTCTGCTCGGAGCATATATTTGTATTGGTTTCCGATTCGGATTTGGATTCGGATTGGATTGGATTACGGACACATTTGTTGTCTGATGTTTTTATCTGCTGACCTTTGCTGTCAAATGTCAGCAATTCACAATCCTCTGAAAATCCGGGATACTTGCTCTTTTGATTACGAATTCTCTGATGATCCGCCCAAGTTACCAATTGCAGGTACGGTCTTCCCTGTGCCTCATACACTCTGACCAAGCCCACCGCCGACAACCTACCAAGCGCCTTATCTATATCTTTTTCCGTAATATCTTTCAGAGGAAAGCAGCTTCCCTTGATTATCTTTGCTCTTCCGTCGTATCTGCCGAAGTCGTCACAGGTTACAATCAATCTATAGAACAGAACCTCCTCAAACCAAGATAAAGAATCTATTTCTTCACTCCTGCAGATGCTCTCCTTGATTATCCTGTTTGGCATTCGATCATCCTCCTTTCGGACACCGGAGGTTTTCCCTCCGGCTCCTGTCTTAATAAATTACCTTGCTACCATTTTCCGTTTTGACTACATCCAAATTCTGTGGGAATCTGGCTTTCATAGTCGGATCGTGTGTGATAGCCATTATTTTGATATTGTTATATCTGTTCTGTATTGTCTCCAATGCGTCGCAATATGCCTGTATTCCGTCCCCATCCAAGAATGGAGGCTCGTCAATAAAGAGCATTCCAAGCTGGATTCCTGCTGAAGATGATTTAATCTCTGCCAATGCAAGAATTACCGATAATGAAGACTTGACTTTCTCGCCTCCAGATTTTGAAAGGTATGGAAGTATCGACTTTCCGTATTCTTCAATGTAAATATCAAGCGATACCTTTTCTTTTCCATTTTTCTGTAATCTCTCTAATCGGAACTCCACTCCCATTTTTCCGCCAGTCATCTGTCCAAGAATGGTATTTGCTGTAGCTGTCAGCTGTGGAATAATAGAACGGATAATCTGATGTGGCACACCGCTCTGGCTAAATGCGACTTTCAATGTATCGTAATCAGCTGTCTCCTTGGCATATTCCACCTGCTTGTCCTGTAAAGCTGCAATATCCTGCTTCAACTTTGCAATCTGTTCCGATTTCTGCTGTAAAGCTCCAATTCGCATCTGTTTTTCCTTTACCATGCTGTTAATGGCATTCACTTCTGTATCCAGTCCGTTTACAATCGCCTGAGCCTCTTCCATTCCCGCCATAGCAAGTATCTCTTTATCAGCCTCTGCCTGTCTCTCTGAGATTTCATCATCGATACCGGTAATTTCTGCTGTCAACTCCAGAACCCTGTTCAATGCTGTTGCATTTCTTTCCTCTGCTACTGGGAGCATTTTTTCCTTTTCTACCCACGGATCAAGAGCAGTAATGGCACTAAGCACATGCACATGTTCTTCAAACGCTTTGGCATATATATCACGCTCTGTTTCTGCCTGTGTGCCCTTTAATTTGACCTCAGCAAGCCTGTTTTCTGCTTCTGATATATTTGACTTTAAATGTTCCAAAGCCGCCTTAATCAAAGCGAGATTGTTTTCCCTCTGGTTGATTTTTTCGAGCTGTGCCACATACGGAAGCAATGTTGCACATTCGTTTTGCAGGACTGTTAAAGCTGCCGCATCATATCCTATCGCATCCATTTCAGCCTGTTTGTTCTCTATTGCATATCTGCTCTTTGCAAGTTCGCAATCTCTGCGAGCGGCAATGTCTACATACAATGCTTCATGTACTTCCAGCTGTTCCTTTGCTTCGATGGCATCCTGCAAGAATTTACAATGTGCTTTCTCGATATCCACACATCCGGATTCATTCAATATTGCAACTTTCTTTTCAAGAAACTGCTTCTGCTCGTCCGCTTTCTGCTTCTCCCTATCAAAGCTTGACCTTGTCTCGCTTTCATGGAAAACTGCCGCAGAGTATTCAGTTTTTGCTTTCTGATATGCAACAGCTTTTTCCTGCATATCCTCTAACTCTGCTTTCTTTTTGGTGTATGTTTCGGCTTTCTGCCTGACCTCACCATCATTGGCCGAATCCAGTATCATTGCATTCTTTTCATCCTGTTTCTTCTGTAAAGCAGCCTGCAACTCCAGAATGTTCTTCTGTTCACTTTCAGCCTGCTTTGCAAGATTTTCAGCCTCCTGTTTCTTTGTGGTGTAGAGTGCTGACTGTCCTGCAAGTTCCAGTTCCCGCTTCAGCAAATCATTTCTTTCAGCAATCTTTTCCTCTATTTCAGGCTTCTGAGTGAGAGTTGCTAAACTGCTGTCTGCTATTGCCTGCTGTGTAGCTCTATTCTGCTCTGCAATGGTCTTTTTTGCCTGTAATGTTGTAACAGCTGCAAGAGCTTTCTTTCGCCTTTCTGCGGCTTCCTGCTGATTCGACAGAATAAGTTTCTTCTGGTCTCTCTCATTAATCTTTGCCTGCAGTCTGGCTTCCTGCTCTGCCAATTCCGTCTTGCATGCTTCCAGTTCTTCGTCCGGCTTGCCAAATTCAGCGATTGTAACATTATGAATTGTGATTTCCTGCTTCAAATCCCTGTTCTTGGCTCCATTCACTTTCGCCTTATCAGAAGCGATTCTCTCCATTAGCTGATACACTCCAAGTCCAAGAAGCGTTCCAAGGACTTCAACTCTTTCCTCTGGTTTTGCCTGTAGAAATAATCCGTACTGATCCTGCATAATCAGAGCGCATGACTTGAATGTAAAGCTGTCCATTCCGAGGATGTTCAATATTTCCTGCTGTGTATCGTTGTATCGTTCCTTGGAACAATCTTTCCATTCATTCTCAACAAACTGGGAGATATTCAAAGTTCCTTTTCCGGAACGGGCTCTGGTTCGTGTAACACGATACTTTTTCTCTCCGATACGGAATGTAAACATAATCGAACCGGAACGGACACTTTCATCATTTCTAAGCCATGGTGCCTTTCCTGTATCATCCTTGATTACACCCTCTCTCGGTTCTTCATAAAGGCAGTCGATAATCGCATCCATAAACAAGCTGCTCTTTCCTGCTCCATTCTGACCGTTGATTGTGCAGAAAGTGATATCCTCGAAATTAAATGTTTCCTCTTCGTAGTTACGATAATTCTTAACAGCAATTTCTACAGGTTCAAATGTTCCGCTATTTGCTGTCGCTGTCATGCTTGCCTCAGCTTCAGCAATAATCGGTCTTGCCTTTAATACAAGTTCCTGTATTCTTTCCTGCGGTACCTGCTTTTCCTCAAGATACTTAATAAGGTTTGCTTCTGGATCCGTGGCATTTTCAAGCTGTGTTCTGTTGGCGAATTCATCTATCTTGTCTGGAAGAATTTCCCATACCATAAATGCTCCGTCTTCCAGAAGCTCTCTTTCCAAAGTTGCCTTATTCAGAGCCTTGCTGTTTTCTGCGGTGCAGCTATAATGAACACGGACAATCTTTCCATCGATCTGTCCTCTCCACTTCTCAGTAGCAACAAAATCCATAGCCTGCATATTTATCTGTGTCACATCATCATCATTGAGTTCAATGGTTGCAAACTCTCTGATAGGTGTTTCATGGAAAATACTCTGCCATGTTCCCTGCTCGTGCCAGTTGTGAATCCAAAAGCCCCTCTGCTGTCCCTCATCATTAAAGTTCATGGCATTTATCGCACCGGAATAATACCAGTCTCTGTGCATTATCTTCTGTGGTCTGTGAATATGCCCTAAAGCAACCAGATTGTAATTGGCCGCCAATAAAGCCTCCTGCGGAATGATTGGCTCAAACTGTGTGAGCATCATTGTCTGTCCGCTCTCGGTATTGCATCCTGGCACTGTGTAATGTGCCATCAGAATACTTTTCTTTTCTGGAGAGCATTGTGCTTTCAACCCTGTTACAATATTTGATAATTCATTTGTAAACACCACATTTTCTTCATCACTTGACAATCCCGGATGATTAGCTCTGAACACTCCCCTGTCAAATCCCGGGAGCACCGCAATATCAACATCATCAAATGAAATTACCTGTGGGGTAATCACCACATGAACATTCGGAACATCTGCAAACATTTCAGAGAGGACGTTGAACTGTCCTGATCCGTCATGGTTTGGAGTGCCTCTCATAACAACGACCTGCTTTGATACTGCCGCAAGCTCTCTGATATAATGAATGGCAGTAATAATTTCCTCACAACACCTGTCGGACCACAGGCGGCCAACATGGAATATGTCACCAGATACAATCGAGTAATCCGGTTTTTCCTCATTTGCCACTCTGATCAGTTCATCCAGACATCTTTTCGTGTCCTCTGTTCGGAGATTTACTCCGTCCTTAACTGGGCTTCGGAATGTTCCAAGATGCCAGTCTGCTGTATGTAATATCTTCATTTCAACACCTCCATTGTTGCTTTCATCGCCATAATCATGTTATTTAGCTGCAGCTCTAATACCTTAAATACCGATTCCTCAATGCCGCAAAAATCAATGCCATCACCGGTCCATTCTTCCCCAACAATCAGTATGTTTCCTGTTATTGGAATATTGTGTTTATCAGTTTCATAAAGGTAACTGCCTATGAGATTCGGGATGATTACTTCTTTCAGCAATCCCTCCTCGTCAATTAGCATACTTACGCACTGCCCCTTGACCTTAGTCGGATGGTCCATTTGGTGTAATTCTGTATATAATCGCTTTGGCATCACATGCTCATATAATCTGCAGTCATTTCCTATCAGCTCTCGAAGCTTATTGTTCTGTTCCTCATGTGTTCCTGTCGGAAACCCATGTACGGATAATTCCAAATCCGTTGAAATCTTAATCAGATTCATCACTTCCCAGCTCCTTTCTGACACTTCATGCAAAGAGGTCTTCCAAACTTATTTAGCGAGTATTCATATACTCTCGCATTGATTTCCGCCCCACATCCGTCACAATAATATCCTGTCGATTCATTCTCGACTGGCTCCTGTTGTGGTGGTGTCTGCTGTTCCTGGTCGAACCAGTTCTTCTCCTGCTCTCCTGCGACCGCATCATCCTCTGTCTGATCTGAGGCAAATGCCGGATTGTCCACTTCATCTTCCGGATTAAAGTCTGTTGAAAACGCTTCTCCGGAAAACGCTGTGGAAATTGCCGGTGGTGTGGATGAAGCTCCGAACATATTTCCCATAGAGTTCATTCCCTGCTGAAGCATTGCATTTCTTACTGTTGGATCCGTGTAGTCTGGTGCAAATGTAACTGTCGGAACAACGAATGGTTTTTCCAGCTCTGCTTTTGAATATGTTCCCTTGATTCCAAGCAAAGCTCTGATAACTCTAAGAATTGCTCCTGTCTGTGCCTTTTCAGAAGCAGTCTTTCTAAGGAGTGTCATATTTACAAGGATCGATCTCTCTATATACTTCTCTCTGTCGCTGTCAGCAATTACATAGTATTTGTCATACTTTCCGTACTGATTTGGTTCTGCTTCCTGTTTCCATTCCCCCTTGAACATTTCAGCGGCGGCCTTGGAAGCTCGCCAGTCATGAATACCCATGATTGACTTATCCATAAATTCAAGGCGGTACTTCGATTCTTCATCATCAAGGCAGATACGCTTTGTTTCCATGTGTGTCTTGTAGCTTCCATCCGGAAGTCTTACTGCTCCGTATGCCTTTCCGACATAGGTATTCGTATTCTCTCTTATGACTGTTGTGTACTCAGGGTGAAACTGGATTCCTGCCGCAGTTGCAAGCTTCATAAGAAGCGGCTTTGCAGGTGAGAAAACTTCCTCATATATGGCTTTTCCTTTTCCATCCTCTCCAGTCTTTACCTTTCCGACCGAGAAGATATCTCCTGAGCTTGGTGCTGTGTCCGCCACCACTTCCATAACGGAGCACTTATAAAATGGGTTGATCTGCACTGATGTAGCTGCTGGTAACAGCAGATTGCAGTTTGGATATTTGGACTGAATTTCAGCCAAAGCATTTGAATTGTTCATAGATAAAACCTCCATATTGTGTAATATTTGCTTGATTTATAAAGCAGGAACTGCTACAATATGGTTATCCGTAGGGGCGCTCTGATTTCTGATCGAGTGCTCTTTTTCCATATCACGCAATGTTCTGCATAAATCCATAGTGAATTTTGAAAAAGCAAGGCTTCTCACATATTCCTCTGTGAGCTTCACAAGATACCAATGCTGTAACACAACCTGTCTTCGCTCACGCTGGTATATGTACTCCTGCTTGTGTCTGGCATATTTCAATGCCTCCTCAAACTGTTCATCTGTAATTTCACATCCGAGCAGTTCTTCTACTTCTTTTTTTTCTACGATTTCTTTCATTTTCCAGTTCCTCCAGTGAATCAAATAAACAGTTAATTGCTTTCCATGCTCCCCAGTAAACTGCCAGAATCAACAAATACTCACCTCCGACAGCCTCGTATCCTCTCTCGATATAGGCAAGATGAAAAGCCCATTTCCCGATAGCGTATGTGACAAGCAGCGTCCAGATAACCGCTATCAAATCTCTTTTCAGTGTCTTCCTCATTTGTCCTCACTCCTTGTAAAAATAATGTTTTCCATGCTTAAACAGGAAAGTAAGATTTTCACTATGCCATGTAGAATCGCTCTTGCTCTCAAAGTAAGTTGCTCCATGGCTTTCATCCCATCCACCAGTCTGAATAAGCTGCAATGCTCTATAGCAGTCCTCGTCCGGCTCTACCTCGTCATATCTTCCATTGCTGATTGGGCTAAACTGCCCCTTCTGGAAAATAACATCTTCGATTGTGTCCGGAAATTCATCACTCCAAACCCTATTGAGGACCACAAGCATTACAAGAGCCTTTCCCTCTGTGTCCTCGGATTCAGCTTCAGCCATTGCTATCTTGGCCAGTCGGTACGCATCATCCGAATCCCAGTCCATACTGCCGATTTTTGACCGCTCTGCTTTCTCTGTTTCCTGCTCTGGAGCAGTTGTTGCAACCGATGTTGCAGTCGGTGTCGCATTCGCTTCATCAGAAATCATTGATTGAACAATAATATCTCTGCTATCCACCTCATCTGCCGGAGTTCCTACAAAGCTGAAAGCAAAGGCAACCATTGATGTCAGCGAAATCACAAACACCAACCCTAAACTAAAAAGACATTTGTTTCTCATGCTGACACCGCACCTCCTTTTGGATGGTCGAACGTAAATGCCATCTGACCCCCTTTTTCATCAGTCATCAAAATCTGACTGTAGAAAATCCTGCTCGTCTCCTGTTCTCTCGCCTTAATGCTTTCGCAATCGCACTTCTCTCCTGGATCCAGATTGCAACCGCAATGTGGGCAAACATTGTAATATGCCATCTTGCACCTCCTATTCTTCAATCATGCATCTCTCAAAAAAATACTTTCTCGGAACTTTGCCAATTGGATATGCCGGTGTCAGCTTTCCTGCCTTTACCAGCTCGTCCCGAAGCTGCCTTATCAGCTCATAAGCCTTGTTTTCCTTGCAGTCAAGATATTCCATTACTTCTTGTGCTCCTATGTAATATTTCCCCGGTGTCGCAATAACACCCGGTGCTGTCGCCAATGCGTTCATTCGCTCACCTCCTGCGATAAATCTTGTTTAACAATCTGGTCCATAGTTACACCAAAGAAATCTGCTAGTTTCTCCAGTTTTTCAATGGAAGGTTCGTA